GAATTCAGAAGAAGTAGATGTATTAATAAGAAATGGTGAACGATTATCTAATGTATTAAGATGGGTTAAGAGATTATAATGAGAGATTATTTAAAAGAATTTAGTGATGATGTCATAGGTGATTTTTTAGTTGATAATGATATTGGTGAGATTTTAAAAGAAGGAACTGCAGGTAGAAATGCCCCTACGGATGATGGACCAGCCACATTTTATAGAAATTTGACGGATTACAAACAAGAATCTAAAGGTTGGATAGACTCATTACAAAATGAATTAGGTTGGAAAGTATTGAGCTATATACTAAGTGATGGGGCAATGGATCCCGAAGAAGATTATACTATGTCGTATAGAGCAACAAATCCAATATCTCACGGTAAGGTTAAAAAATATAAAAAGACTTTAAGCCAAGTGATGGATAATTTAGGTTGGGAAGTAGTTAAGTGGATGGGAGTTGATAAAGACCAACAACTGGCCGGACCACCAATTCCTTCAGGCATTGATGCTGATGGTAGAATAGGTGATGAAACACGAAATACTACAATGCAGTCAAAGGGTTTAACTGTTGATGGTGAAGATAAACCAAATCCGAAATTTAGTGGTGGTCGTCCAAAACTTCATGTTGAAAAATATCAACCATTAACAAAAAATTGGTGGAATGATGAACTCAGAGAATTGATAACAGAGGGTGGAGCATATGGGCATATGGCACATCCTTTTGATGATAAAGATTTGACATTTAAAGATTTAAAAAATATCATAGAAATGGGATTGGGTGGTCAGTTGGATAGAGAAGATAATGTTACGGAAAAACTTGACGGTCAAAATCTTATGATAAGTTGGAGAGCATAGTGAATATAATTGAACAAAAATTATGGAAGTTAATTAATGAGGCTTCACCAACGGGAACTAATAGTGGTGTAGGAATAATTACAGGTGATGCCTGGCCTGATGGATTATATACTAAACGGGGTGAAAGACGATATGTAGGACCTGCAAGTTTAACTCGTGGGATGACACAAGTTGATTTCCCTGCATCAGATAATATCTACGGTGGTCCCGATAGTCAAAATAATGAAAGACGGGCAGCGAGAGATGCCGGAAAACTTTATAAATATTTAAGTGATCCTGATGGTCATTCAGAAGTTAAAGCAAATGAACTAAGAGATGACACACCACCATTATCACCAAAACAGAGAATGTATGGAATACATGGATTTCACAGAAAACAAGAATATACTATTCCACCAGAATCAGCAAATTTTTGGTCAACATCAGAAACTTTGGTAAAACCTACTACACCACCTGAAGGAAGTGAAAGTGGTGGAATACCAGCAACTCCAGAACCTGGTTCTAAGGAAATGGGAAGTGCAAGTGGATATAGACAGGCACAGAAAGGTGGAGAATCAGTATTTGCACAAAATAAAAAATTGTGGGGTAAGTGGACAGACCACAGAATTTCAGGTAAAGTTGCAGGTAGAGAATGGAAAGGTGGTAAATTAGTTGATTTATTACCAAAAGGAGTTAAATAATGGCAATTACAATAGATGTGAAAAAAGGTGATACTATACTTGTAGGAAAATTTAAAAACAAGAAAATGGTAATAAAAGATATAGGTGTAGATGATCATGGGATGCCGACTATAAATGGAAGAAAAGCTACTACATTTAGAATACATAAAACAGTAAATATTTTTGATAAAGGTTTTAGTGAAAAAATTGATAGGGATGCTGAAGGATACGGTAAGTATAATGATTCTGATGATAGTGATTTTGATGAACCTTCTAAAACTAAACAATTAGAAAGTAAGTCTACTTATAAAAAAATAATGGAGATGTAATTATGAAAATATGGAAACTCATATTAGGGTTCTTTGGTTTGATTGGTGGACTTTTTGCCGCAGGAGCAGTTAAAAGTAAAGAAGTAAAAGAATTAGAGGGTGTTATAAAAGAAAATAAAAAGAAAGAAAAAGAGATAGTAAAAGGAATAGAAAAATTACAAGAAAATAAAACTGAAAATAAAAAAGAAATAACAAATATGAAAAGAAAGTTGACCGTACAGAAGAAAGAGGTCGCTAAAATGGAAACGGCTTACGAGAGTGATGATGTAGAATCTGCAGAAGAATTTTTAAGGAAGTTTTCCAAGAGTAAATAATTATATATGTATATAGGGAGAAATTAAATGGCCATATCTCAAGGACAATTCGCTGATAGAAATATTGTTAAACACAATAATCCAGTCGGAGATTATAACGGAATAACTAAAGTAGCAGCAGATACAACCGTAGCCTTTACTGGTTCAAACGCCGGTGCAGGATTTATTGTTGAAGTAGTATCTAATGTTGTTATTCATGGGGCAAGTGGTGGAACAATACCAGGAACATCATTGACCGCGGATACACTTTATCCAATAGGTGTAAGTAAAGTAGCAAATGGTAATGACGGTATAGTTTACGTACTACACAGATAAGGAGTGAATATGAAATATCTTTGGATATTATTGCTATCCATCCCCTTATTTGGACAGACAACATTTACTGAAGCAGAAGCGTTGGAAATGATTAAACAACGAGATGCACAATGGGAAGGTAAAATAGAAAAGGCCGATTCATTAATTTCATCACAGAAAGTATTAATGGCTGATTATGAAGGTTTAGTCGGTAAGTTAGAAGATCAGACAGAACTTGATTCTTTACTATTAAACGCAAAAGACAAACAGATTGTTTTATTACATGCCCGTGATAAAATGAACGAAAAGATGGTTAAATTAGTTAAACCAAAATGGTATGAGAGTCAGTATTTGTGGGTAGTAATAGGATTTATTTTTGGTAAAATATAATGAGTGATAAGAATATAAAAGAAGTCATTAAAAAGGAATATTTAAAATGCGCACAAGACCCTGTGTATTTCCTAAAAAAGTATGCTGTTATACAACATCCAATACAAGGTAAAATTCCATTTGCTTTATATGAGTTTCAAGAAAGTACATTATATGATTTTGAAAAACATAATTATAATGTTATTTTGAAAGCCCGTCAGTTAGGTATATCAACACTTACTGCGGGATATGCATTATGGATGATGACATTTCAATCAGACAAGAATATATTGGTTATCGCCACTAAACAAGACACTGCTAAAAACCTTGTAACAAAAATCCGAGTAATGCATGCGAATCTACCTAATTGGGTAAAGTCAAACTGTGTTGAAGATAATAAACTATCATTACGATATTCAAATGGTTCACAAGTAAAGGCCATTTCATCTACTGAAGATGCAGGTCGTTCAGAAGCACTATCTCTATTGATACTTGACGAGGCAGCATTTATTGACAAGATTGATACAATATGGACTGCTGCACAAAGTACTCTATCTACTGGTGGTCAATGTATCGCACTATCCACACCTAACGGTGTAGGAAATTGGTTTCACAAAACTTGGGTAGGGGCCGAAGAAGGAGAGAGTGATTGGAATTTTATCAAATTACATTGGACATTACATCCAGATAGAGAACAAGCTTGGAGAGATGAACAAGATAAGTTGTTAGGTCCTTCAATGGCAGCACAAGAATGTGATTGTGACTTCATCACTTCAGGTCAAACTGTAATTGATGGTGTTATTTTAGAAGAATACAGAAATACACAAATTGAAGATCCAGTTGAAAAGAGGGGAATGGATAGTAATTTATGGATTTGGAGACAACCAAACTATAATAAAAATTATGTAGTAGCCGCTGACGTTGCTCGTGGTGATGCAACAGACTTTTCTGCATTTCATGTAATAGAAATAGAGAGTATGGAACAAGTGGCAGAATACAAGGGAAAGATACCTACCAAAGATTTTGGTAACTTATGTATGAACACTGCTATGGAATATAACAATGCATTACTTGTTATTGAGAATTCAAGTATTGGTTGGGCTACCATACAACAAGTTATTGATAGAGAGTATGATAACCTATTTTATACAAGTAAAGATTTACAGTTTGTAGATGTTGCAAGACAAGTAACAAATAGATACAGACATAAAGATAGACAAATGGTACCTGGATTTAGTATGACAACTAAAACAAGACCATTAGTAGTAGCAAAATTAGAAGAATATTTTAGAGAAAAATCAGTTATCGTTCATTCGGATAGACTGATTGACGAATTATTTGTGTTTATATGGCACAACAATAAAGCTGAAGCAATGCAAGGATACAATGATGACCTTCCAATGAGTTTGGCGATAGGATTGTGGGTAAGAGATACTGCACTTAGATTAAATGCAGAAGGAATCGCCCTACAAAAAACAGTCCTAAATAAAATGTTAGATTATGAACCAGTTTATACTCCAGATGATAATCAAAATGACGAATGGGTAATGGAAACTGGAAATACAAGAGAAGATCTAACTTGGTTAATAAAATAATAAGAGGATAAAATGGCACAAACAAATTTAAGAGCAAGACTACAACGACTTTTTTCCACAAATGTAATCGTAAGACATGCAGGTGGTAGGAAGTTAAAAATTGCCGATACAGAGAGAGTTCAAAGTGCACAGAGAAATAGTCTTGTAGATAGGTGGTCAAGACTACATACTAATTTAACAACGGGTGGATATGGACATTCACAGGCGATTAGTTTTCAGGCACAACGATTGGCACTCTTTAGAGATTACGAAGAAATGGATAATGATGCAATTATATCAAGTGCATTAGATATTTATTCAGATGAATCTACAATGAAAAATGAATATGGTAAGATATTGGAGATTAATTCAGATAATGAAAATATTCACGATATTCTACATAATCTTTTTTATGATATATTAAACATAGAATTTAATTTATGGCCGTGGGTTCGTAATCTATGTAAATATGGAGATTTTTATCTCTATTTAGACATTAAAGAAAAGTATGGTATTACAAATGTAGTTCCACTTTCAGCATATGATGTTACTCGTGTTGAAGGAGAAGATCCAGAGAATCCATATTATACAACATTTATAGTTGAGGAAGGTGATTCACGACACAGTTCTAATATGAGTGGAAATAAAGAATTAGAAAACTTTGAAATAGCACATTTTAGATTACTATCGGATGCAAATTTCTTACCTTATGGTAAAGGTATGATTGAGGGTGGTCGTAAGATTTGGAAACAACTTTCATTGATGGAAGATGCTATGTTAATTCATAGAATCATGAGAGCACCAGAAAAAAGAGTTTTCAAGATTGACATTGGAAATATTCCACCGGCAGAAGTTGAAAACTTTATGCAAAAGATAATTAATAAGATGAAGAAGGCACCCGTAATGGATCAAAATACAGGTGATTACAATTTGAAATATAATATTCAAAATCTTACAGAGGATTTCTTTTTACCAGTTCGTGGTGGAGATAGTGGAACACAAATAGATTCACTACCAGGTTTAACTTATGAAGCAACTGAAGATATTGAATATTTAAAAAATAAAATGTTAGCAGCATTAAAAGTTCCAAAGGCATTTCTTGGATATGACGAAGCAGTTGGTAGTAAGGCTACATTAGCAGCAGAAGATGTAAGGTTTGCAAGAACTATTGAAAGAATTCAACGAATTGTTACGAGTGAATTAACAAAGATTGCAATAGTTCATCTATACGCACAGGGATATACAGATGATGAACGAATTAATTTTGAATTAGATTTAAAAAATCCATCTACAATATATGAAGAAGAAAAGATTGAATTGTGGAATAACAAACAGAGTCTTGCTTCAAGTCTAATGGATGCAAAGATAGCAGATACAGAATGGATTTATGATAATATATTTAAATTTACAGAAGAAGAGAAAAAAGAAGTTAGACTTGGACTCATCAAAGACCAAAAACGGAAGTTTAGATGGTCTCAGATTGAAATGGAAGGAAACGACCCAGTTCAAAGTGAAGAAGCAGTCGGAACACAAGGAGCAATGGCAGATGCAGGTGGTGGAGAAGGCGGAGCACCTCCCGGTGGAGGACCTCCTGGAATGGGAAGATCAAGTAGAGAATTAGAAATGGATATGCCAGATGATGGTTGGCCAGGAAGTGGTCGTCCAAAAGAAGGCCCTAAACACGGAAAAGACTCAAGTATAAGGGGTCGAGATCCACTTGGAGCTCATGACAAGAGAAAGGGTGGTAGTGGAAGTCCAAAATATGGAATTGCGTTGGCACATTATGACGCTTTGAAGAAAAGTTTAGGAAAAGTAAGTCGTGAAGATAGAAAAATCTTGGTTGAAACGACTGATGTAGAAGAAGAATATAAAAACGAAGTATCTTCGTCTTTAAGTGATACTTAAACGACTGATTATTAGAAGTTTTTATATTTATAGATGAAGAACTATACTATTTAGGAGCATAAATTATGGCCCAACGAGTAAAACACTCAAAGATAAAAAATACGGGAATTCTTTTTGAATTATTGTCTCGTCAGATAACAGTTGATGTAATGAATGATAGCGGTAAGAGTAAAGCCGTAGAAATGCTAAAGAAATTCTTTAATGAAAGTACAGAACTTGGAAAGGAAAATCAACTTTATCAAGTATTGTTAAAGGAAAATTATAATTCGTCACATAAGGCAGAAAAGTTAGTAGATGCCGTCATAAGTGCGAGAGAAAAATTACAAAATAAGAAACTTCGTACTGAAAAGTATAATCTTATTAAAGAGATTAAAGAGAACTATACTGTAGAAGATTTTTTTAGATCACGAATTCCTAATTATAAAGTATATGCTTCAATTTATAAGAAATTTTTAGCAGAAACTACTCCTGTATTTGATCCAGTAGATGAAGTAGACAGTACTTTTTCTATTATAGAACATATTACTCGTAATAAAGTTAAACCGAAGAATACAGATAGTAAAATAATTTCTGAATTTAAGAATGAAGATAAAGATTTAAGATTACTTTCTTATCAGTTAATGGTGGATAATTTTAATGGTAAGTATAAGAATCTTAATTCTATGCAACGAAATCTGTTGAAAGAATATGTTAATAATATTTCTAATACTAATTCATTACGAGAATTTATAAATAATGAAGTAGTAAAAATAAAACAAATTCTTAATAAGATTCTACCACGAGTTACAGATGATATTACAAAAATTAAATTAACCGAGGCAATTAAACAAACGACTAATTTGTCAAAAGGTAAAATTGTTAAAGACAAACAGGTTGTGGCATTAATGAGATACTATGAACTCATCAAGGAACTACATAATGTCACGGGTTAGAGAAAATTTAATTCGTAAACTTGTTAGAGAGTTAATCAAACAAGAATTAGACGAAGCCAATTCTACTGCAAGTGTAGGTGGTAGTTATAATACACCACACGCATTTGGCGGTAGTAATAAAAAAGGTAAAGGTAAGGGCAAGGCCGGTTACACGGGAGGTCATGATGAACCAACTGATGGAACTGGTCATTTTATTGCAAAAGACCCGAAGTTGAGAAAAGAATCGGTAGTAAATGAAGTTAAACTAAACGAATTAAAAATGGACATGGAAAAGTTTACAGATAAATTAACTGATGCACTACAAGGAATCACGGTGGATTTGGATTTTAGTAATAAGCATTCCAATAAAATAGAAAAAATGATGACGGCTGTATTGGATGTAGACTTCTACTATCAAGTTAAAGATAAAAAAGAACTGATTAAAGGTTTGAAAATAGTAAAATCAAATGTTGCTAAAATAAAGTCATTGAACAAATCTGTTTTTGATAAACAATTATCGGATATTGATAAGGCATATAAAACTTTTGAAGAAAACATTCAAAAAAGAATACAAATTTCCGAATCCGTAAAAGAATCAGTAGTAAATGAAGGTAGATATCACGCTTGGAGAAATGATGATACTAAAACCCCGAGGCAAAAAATTGGAATGGCTATGAGAGAAACTCGTGATAATCTTACAGAGTTAGAACGAATGGTTAATTATAATGTTAAATTAAAAAATGAGTTGAAAGTTGATTCCAGAGATTATTGGAAGAACACACATAAGGCTTTAAGTAAAATTAGTGAGAGGTTAGTTAGATTAGCGAATAAGGTCGGTCAGCTACACTGAGTCATGCCTTTCGAAGAAAACAGAAAGTCCTATATGGACTCTTTGTTTAGTATTTCG